TAACATAACATACAACAGTATTGCCTTGAGTGACACTGACGGTAGTTCATGGGTTGCTGGGTTTGCAGGGCATAGGTCTAACGATGTGGATTTATCTATTGTACCTACTGATTGGGCTAGTAGGCATGTAAATACGCCTGCTAGTTCAAGGGCATCAGGAAGTGACTCTAATAGTGGCGTTACTGAATGGCTTGGTCAAACTGTTAATGTAGGTGGCTCATCAAGTGCAACATTAGCTATATGTGTTGAGCTTGTAGAAGTTGCCGCTACTGTATCAATAACAGATACAACAGACCCTTTACAGAATAGCGGTTCATCAACAACTAACGGTAGCGGATTTGAGACTCAAGGAGCTGGAAGTTCAATAAGTTTACTTCAAGGCGCTAACACTGTTTCTCTTACGGTTGATACATGGTCTGATACGCAAATAACATCAACTTGCCCGGATATAGAGGCTACAAATTTAAAGTATGGCGCTCTTAGCCTTTCGGCAGTTGCTGACTCTGGAGGTTCAGACTTAATAGGGCTAAACCTAGAGCCTGTAACAGGAAATGATTATACTGATATTGCAAGCATAGCTACAGAGGGAGTTATACTATCAATTCCAGACATTGAGGCTGGAGATCAGGTTAGATATGAATCAGTAATAGGCGGCAGTTACTCATTAACTGTTAACGATGATTTGACTTTTTCTATTGACGGCGGCATACCTGATGGCGTTTATACTATAGACGCCAGAGCATGGGATAATACAGATGAAACATGGGGTACAGTAGGTACGTTAACCATAACTATTAGCGGTGGAGTTCCTGTCAATCCTCCAAGTAACGGAATGGCTTTTGGCATGAAAAGAAACTTAACAAGGTCAATGAAAAGACCTATCAGAGGAAAGTAGAATGAAATTTAGAGCAAACGAAGAGCAAACAGTAACACGCGGTACTTGGAATTACGTGGCAGATGCAGGGACAGGAAGTATTACGCTTTCTTATTCTGCTGCTGGGGATAGCGTATTAGTTAATACTGATGGCATTACTAATGGCGTTGTTGCAGGAAGCCAAACAGATTTAATTCAATTACCTACTTGCAGGTTCAAAGCAAGCTTAACAGGTGATGCTACGTTTTCGATGTTTAAAGCTTAGCTGTGGAAGAGTTCATAATTTATGATGATTATGGATTCTATCAATACTTTGACTTTAAATGGTACGAGTTAATAGATAATGAACTACACGAGGTTGTGATACACTGATGAGCGGCGGAAGACCAACAGTAATGACCGATAAAGTAATCCGTAAACTAGAGGATGCTTTTATTGCTGGGTGCACAGACTTAGAGGCTTGTTGTTATGCTGATATAAGTAAAACAGCGCTATATGAGTACTGTCAAAAAAATGACGCGTTTGCGGAGCGAAAAGAAACGCTAAAGAATAAACCTTTAATGAGCGCTAGGTTTATCGTTCAAGCTGCGCTAGATGATGGCGATTTGAATACAGCTAACAGAGTAATAGACCGCAAAGAAGGGCAGAAGATTAAACAAGAAACCACAGTGGTTGAACTGACGCACGAGCAATGGCTGGATACTCTTGATTGATAAAAGACAGCGATTAAAGGACGACTTTGACTTTTATTCTCGTAACTGCTTAAAGATACGAACAAAGGATAAAGGACTGCAGCCATTCGTATTAAATGATGCTCAGCGCTATATCCATGACATGCTAGAAAAGCAGATAGAAAAGACAGGTAAAGCTAGAGCCATAGTCCTTAAAGGTAGGCAGCAAGGAGTGTCAACTCAAATAGGAGGTAGGTTTATACAAAAGACCACTCACAATAAAGGTGTACGGGCATTTATATTAACGCATGACGGTGAGTCAACTAACGCTCTTTTTGAAATGACAGACAGGTTTTATAATAACCTCCCGCAACAAGTAAAACCTATAACGAGCAAGGCAAACGCCAAAGAATTACACTTCGAGCTACTTGATTCCGGTTATAAGATAGGAACAGCAGGGAATAAGGCGGTAGGTCGAGGGCAAACAATACAATATTTTCATGGTTCAGAGGTTGCTTTCTGGATGAATGCTAGTGAGCATACAAAAGGAATTATGCAAGCGGTTCCTGATGCTGACGGAACAGAGGTTATCTGGGAAAGTACAGCCAACGGCGTAGGTAACTTCTTTCATGAGCAATGGAAGTTAGCAGAAAAAGGATTAAGCGAATTTCAAGCTATATTCGTTCCTTGGTTTTGGCAATCTGAATACAAAAAGAAACTTCCTGATGGTATAGCTTTTACTGACGAAGAGATGACTCTAGCAGAGGCTTATGATTTATCTAAAGAGCAGTTGTACTGGCGAAGAATAAAGGTAGCCGAGTTAACCACTGATGGCGTAGACGGGCAAAAGGCATTTAAACAAGAATACCCTATGAATGCGGCAGAGGCGTTCCAAGTTTCAGGCGGAGATGGGCTTATAAGTGCTAGCCATTGTTTATCCGCTAGGGCTAGAAATGAAAACGGAAGCGGACCTTTAATTATTGGTGTTGATCCAAGTCGAGGCGGTGATAGATTCGCAACCATCAAAAGGCAAGGACGTAAGATGTATGACATGAAAAGCTTCATTGGGGAGCAATGCGACTCATTAGGTAAGAATGTTGCTATATGTGTTGATTTACTTGATACAGTCTGTCCAGTAGCTAACAAAAAGCCTGATATGATGTTTGTCGATGCTGGTGGTGGTGTTGATATTGTTGATAGGCTTCATGAGTTAGGCTACAAGAAAAGAGTTAAAGCTATTTACTTTGGCGCAAGCACTATTAAGCCGAAGAAGTACAAGAACAAGAGAAATGAAATGTGGGGCGAAATGGCTGATTGGATGGTAGATGAAAGCTTGCCAGTGGAAATACCAGACAGTGACGAAATGCAAGCAGACTTATGCGCTAGCCCTTACGATAGAGATTCAAATGACAGGCGCGTATTATGGTCTAAAGATAAGATTAAATCTAAATACGGGTTTAGCCCTGATTACGGGGATGCTGGAGCGCTAACATTCGCAGAGCCAGTTAATACAAATAAAGCAATTAAACTAAAATTTGATACTGTTTACTAAGGCATAACAATGGCTAAAGAAATTAATTTTGAAGATCACAACAAAGTTATCAAGATGGTAACAGAGGCACAAGACGCAGAGAGTGATCAACGCGACGCATCAAGAGAAGCTAAACTGTTTTTAAATAAGCGCGATGGACAATGGGACCCTTACGCCTGGCAGAAGATGGAAGGGCGTGTGCGAATGTCTTTCGATATGTGTACGCCAATTGTTGACTCTATCTCAGGCGAGATTGAGCAATCAGACTTCAGCTTAAATGTATCCCCTTCTGGCGGTGATTCTTCAATAGATGTAGCTAAAACCTATAACGGCTTAATCAGAAATATAAGAAACATCTCTAACGCCGATGAAGTATTTAACGATGCTTCCCGCTCTAACGTAATATGTGGATTTGACGCTGTAGAGGTTGTTCAGGCTTTCGTTGATGGTGACTCGTTCGATCAAGACTTGATGATTAACAAAATACCTAACGCGCTTGACTCTGTATGGTTTGATGTCGGTTCTGTTAAACAAGACAGAAGCGACGCCATGTGGTGTACAAAGCTAATAGCTATGCCAGCGGCAGAATATAAAGAAGAATACCCTGATGGCTCAGGCTTAAGCGTAAGTGACGACAAAACAAATACAGCATTTTATGATAACGCTGATTTCGTAACAGTAGGCCAATTGTATTATAAAAAACAAGTTAATATCGAGCTTGTGCAAATGAATAACGGCGCGGTTTATCAGGTTAACGATGACTATGAAGCGGTTGCTGATGATTTAGCTGAACAAGGCATTGTGCCAGAGTTAAACGATGATGACACAGAAAAAAGAAGAACAAGAAAATCATGGAGAGTTCACTCAAGAATTTATGATGCTGGTGGGTGGCTTAGTGAATCAGAAGAAACAGTGTTTAATGATTTGCCTATCGTCCCTATTTACGGGAACTTTGATGTATTTGAAAACAAAGTCATTTACTTTGGTAAGTTAGAGAAGCTTTACGACCAGCAACGAAGTATTAATTATTTAATCAGTCGAGACATAGAAGATGGCGCATTATCACCCAAAAAGAAATACTGGGGTACTGCTGAACAGATAGAAGGGTATGAAGATACAATTCAGACATTAAACACTAATAATGATGCTATGCAGATTTACAA